GCACCAGTGGGACCAGCCTCGCCAGCAGCACCAGTGGGACCGGCTTCACCTGCGGCACCGGTGGGACCAGCCTCGCCAGCAGCACCGGTGGGACCGGCTTCACCAGCAGCACCGGTGGGACCAGCCTCGCCAGCAGCACCAGTGGGACCGGCTTCACCAGCGGCACCAGTGGGACCAGCGGCACCGGTGGGTCCGACTTCGCCGTCGTGCCCATGGCATCCATGCGGACCCGTTGGACCGACTTCGCCCTTGTATCCACGGGGGCCTGTCGGACCAACTTCACCATCATCTCCACGGTATCCACGGGGACCCGTCGGACCGACTTCACCGTCATCTCCGCGGCATCCACGCGGACCCGTTGGACCGACTTCGCCCTGGCATCCACGGGGACCCGTTGGACCGGGTTCACCGTCTTTGCCATCTTTACCGTCTCTCCCATCTTTTCCGTCTTTACCATCGCATCCATCATTACCATCACAACCGTCTTTGCCATCTCTACCATCACGGCCATCACAACCATCTTTGCCATTTTCACCATCTCTTCCAGTTTCACCGTCTTTGCCATCACATCCATCGACGCCATCACAACCGTCGCATCCATCGCGACCATCACGACCGTCTTCCCCATTTTTCCCGTCGCGACCATCACAACCATCTTTGCCATCTTTGCCATCTTTACCATCACGACCATCAACTCCATCACATCCGTTTTCTCCATCTTTGCCATCTCGGCCACACTTACCGTCTTTGCCATCTTCTCCATCTTTACCATCCTTTCCATCATATCCATTACGACCATCCTTACCATCTCGGCCGCATTTAACTACCTTCTTTTTACGACAAGAAGGACTGGAATTATGGGGTTTGCATGACGAACGACATGATTTATCATGGTCGTGGCTATGGCAAGAAGAGTGTTTATGCGAGCATTTCGCATCATCATCACTGGAACAGTCGCGTGTTGGCATATATAATATAAAATTATATATATCATATTATCGTAAAATAACAACGACGAACTAAATAATTGCGCTACGTATATGCAGTTAATGCACACTAGTGAATGAAAACATACTACTGCGATCACAAAAATCAACAATGTTTGATGGTGATAACAATATTTTGAATGTTTTTATTACTATCTTCCTCATCACATTCAGCAATGTCCAATATTTTTGGTTCGTATTTGCATTTGCATACCGGTTGAGGAGGACAACAATCAACACAATAGCAATCGCATTTTAATTTCGATGGTGTAGATTCGCAAATATTTGATTTGGATGAACACCGACGGGATTGTTTGCGTCGGGTGCATTTATCACACGAACATCGATTATAATTATCTGATTTACAGCTATCTCGCGAAGAACGACTACGACTACTCATAATATATTTTTGTATATTATATATTACGTGTATATTTTTTGTCTACATATATGCATAGGAAAAAAAGTTTGTGATATAATATTAGAACTGCGATTGCAGCGAATATAAATTTAAATCTATACTTAGAATTGTGAATTTAGTCGGCGGTGATCAACCTCGGCACGATATTAATGGTTTGTAGTTCTTGCGCCATTAATTTATATGCATAGGGGATTTCGACTTTTGCAAAATCAGTGCGGTTATCACATGTTTTACAAATATGAATGGTAAGATCATTGGACGAATACATTTTGTTCGTATTGCCGTCATTATATACTGCAATCATACCACATTTTTTACATACATGAGCGCTATATTTGTCGGATACATCATACATACGCTCACGACAGAACCGACTCATACCGTGCGCGATCATTACATCACGTTCCATTTCCCCTACGCGGAAACCGCCATCGCGACTTCTGCCTTCCGCAGGTTGTCGCGTTAGATTCACCATGGGACCGATCGATCGACTGTGTTGTTTATCATTGACCATATGCTTTAACCGTTGGTAAAATACGGGTCCAATGAATATACTTGTTTCCAATTGTTCGCCAGTAAGACCGTTATACATCAATTCGTTGCCATAGCTTTCATAACCGAGCTTCAATAGTTCCTGAGAGATGGTCTTCACATCTAGATTACCGAAACTCGTTCCATCGCCGAACATTCCGAGTTCTAGCAACACTTTTCCAAGAAGAGTTTCTTTAAGCTGGGCAATTGTCATACGAGAAGGAATGGCATGGGGATTGATAATAATGTCCGGTCTAAGTCCTTCTTTGGTAAAGGGCATATCGCATTCGGGAATAATATTTCCAGCAGTGCCTTTTTGCCCATGTCTACTTGAAAATTTATCCCCCAATACTGGTTTTCTGAGAATTCGAACGCGAACTTTTGCAAAGTTATATCCGTCGCCGTTTCTACCCGTGTAATTTTTGTCAATATACGTTTCTTCCGTAGTTCGGAAGGTTTTACTTTGGTCTTCGTATTTAATAATCTTTGTGGGATCATTGCGATTTTCTTTGATGGGAACCGTTTTGGCAATAATAACATCTCTGTTTTCAACCAACGTATTTTCCGGAATAAATCCATAACTGTTCAACTTATCGTAATTACCAAATTTGATACCTTTCGTTTTGGTCGGATCTGGTTTACAACGAATAATTTCATCCCGAATAATATTTTTGTCATCGTCTTTTTCGGTATGATAAATAGTTGCGAGAAACAGGCCGCGGTCAATAGAACCTTTGTTTAATAACACACTATCTTCTTGATTATAACCAGTGTGTGTCATAATGGCGACATGGATCTGCGTTCCAGATGGAATTTGATTCAGGTGCAGGAAATTCATAATTCGGGTGTCTACGAGTGGGCGTCCCGGATAATTCAATACATAGGCGGTCTTATCCATACGTTGGTCATAATTAGTTGCATATACACCGATGGCCTGTTTACCCATAGCGCATTGATATGTATTGCGAGGTGCCTGATTATGATCCGGAAATGGAACGCATGATGCCAGAACTCCGAAAATAGTGCTAGGATGAATTTCGCAGTGCGTATAGGAGAATCGATCATGTGTCGCATGTAAATAGGTGTCTTTCGTCTTCATAGCAATCATTGCAAGGTTTTGTTCTTCCGGATCAATGTATTCGATCACGGATTCGTCTAACTTACAATTTGTGAGTAGGTCGTTCCATGTAATGTTTTTTTCCGATAACATATTGATAATATCCTTAGTAATAATCGCCTTATTGTCGCGAACGCGTAATACGGGACGAGTAAGACGACCGCCGTCGTTGCATACACGAATCTCTAACATCTTGTAGTCAAATATAATCGACGTATAGATGTTGATAATGCCCTTGTATTTTTTGTCTTTTAGATCGGTATACAGCTCGTTGGGAGTATCCGTAATACCTTGCCATGCACCGTTAATAAAGACCTTTACTTTGTTGAACATCATTTCGGGAGGAGTATTATCAAGCGGCTGTAAGAATGGCTGAACGTAGGTGTATAACGATGAACTGTTAATCGGAATCGTTATGTGCGCCATATAACTAATATTTTTTACTACACCAATTGATTGACCCTCTGGGGTTTCCGCTGGACACAGAAACCCCCATGTAGTGTTGTGTAATTTGCGCGGAGCAACTAATTCGCCACTTTTTTCTAGAGGAGTGTTGATTCGTCGGAGATGACTTAAACTAGATGCATAAGTCAGGCGATTTAATACCTGCGCTACGCCGACCTTGCTGCTATTTGATTGTTTAATGCTGAAATCGCCGGTGGATAGTGCGCGATTCAGTCCATTTTCGATTGTCGTCGATTTCATAATTTTGTAAATGTTTGTCATGTTTATAATATTTGCGTAGTCGTCGCTAGATCGCCAAGAGCCATTATTAATTTCACGAACGACCTGTTTTTGCATTTCTTTCACGAGTTTGTTGAAATAATTACGGAATAAGTTATTTAATAATGTGCCAGTTAGTTCAACGCGTTTGTTGAGATAGGAATCGCGGTCGTCCGTAGGAAGCCATCCCTTGCTGGTTTTAATGAGTTTGTAAGCCATGTATCCAATCAGATAAATTTTTTGTGGAGTAGTTTTGCAATGTGGGAAAAGATCGTTTTCCAGAACGTCCATCGTAAATTCGCGTTTCTTTTTCGCGCCGGTTTCTTTGTCCATATTCATAGTAGTGTATGCAGCATAGGTAGTGATGTATTTAATCGCAGCATCCTGTGTCATGCAATGATTTGCGTCTACGACCGATGCACGTAATGTTTCTAATATTTCGGCGTTGCATTCGGAATCAATATCGAGGACAATGTGTTTACATATGTCTTTGTCGGATATTATACCCAGTGCTCTGAACAAGATCATCAGTTCAATCGGCTGTTTAATACGTGGAATCGTTACATAGATGCCGTATCCATAACCATTGTTTTTACAACTGATCATCATTTCGACTTGTTTGGGAGAGATGCATTTGAAATCGGGAACGGATTTAATTTCAGCCACCCAGCTCCATTTTGTAGTATTTTTACCGTCAAAACAATAGATGCGATTTTCGGCGGCGCGTTCTTGTCCCAGAACTGTTTTTTCAGAGCCTTTAATAATAAAATATCCGCCACAGTCCATGGAGCATTCGCCAGAAAGCTGCGTATTAAACACGTTGTTGTTGGTTAGTATGCAGATAGACGACTTCAACATGATCGGTAGTTTGCCGATGTTAATTTTAGTAAGCGTTTTCTCGATCGTTTTAGGATGTTCCATGCATTCAGTGTTTCGGATAACATATTGAATCTTGATATCGACGGTCATAGTGGAGGCATAAGTGAAATTACGCAGCTTCGCTTCTTGAGGTAGCATAATCTTAGTGGCACCATTATTCTCATGAATCTGCGGAGGATACAGTTTGAAGTTTTCAAAGGAAATAAAGATTTCTAGAAAGTATTTGTCCTTTTCTACCACAAAGTCGTTATCGGATCGAATTCTAACAGGATTAAACATTTGAATGGTTCGCTGGATCTGATAATTCACAAAGTGATTGTATGATTCAAGCTGGTGGCGGACAAGACGTTCTAAGTGTTTTCCATTGAAATAGGATTCGATTACGCTATAGGGTTCTTCAATGTAGGGCGCAAGATGTTCGAGTAAGGTGGTTTCATCCTTCGTAATATTCGAATGTAATTTCTCTATTTGCTCATTGATGCGCGATTCTTGTTGAATGATTTGTTTGATCGAGGGCGTATCCGCGTCCATGCTAGTTGGGGGTCCGAGACATAATTTGGAATCGTCGGATAACTTGCTACGGCGTGGTTGTTTGCGCGTAGTCGCAGACTTTATAGACGCGACGGAGGGTGCCCCAATATCAGACATGTGATAGGAACTAGGGTTGGCGGCTTTCATTTCATAGGCCATTTTATGTAATAATAACATCCTTAATTATCGACATTATAAATCAATTTTCTAGTTGAAGTATCACCACAAACGGTATAAACAATTCCCGCTTTTATGATCTAGATGCAAATAAATTGTTCGAAAAAATTTATAAAATATTTAGATAGTTATAAAAATGCTTCGGAGCTGAGTTTTGTCGACTATAGCGACTTGATCACAAATATAAATAAAAATTATTGTTGGTATAATGCATTGAATATCAGTGAACCCCGACCGAATAAACAACCGTTTCCACATGATTGCAATAACTTAACTCAGTATTATGGCGAATTACCACCATGGTATGTGGCGTTTTATCCAGTCAATCGTCGAGATACTATTTTCGACGAACCAGTTGTCGATAAAAATACAACCAAAGAAATAGATTTGAATGTGCCTTTGCCGAAATTAATGTATAAACATATTGATGCCAAAGTAGAATCCCTGTCCGATTTGATCGATATTATTGAAAAGAACGAATATGATTCAAATACTGAATATAATATTGATTTGAAAGCGCTACATGGTATAAAAGAAAATCTGGTGCAAATTAATTCGATGATTGGTATGAAAAAAATTAAAACGGATATATTGAATCAATTGATATACTTTTTACAAAATTTACATGTTGGAAACACGGGTGGCGATTTTAAACATACTGTTATCTACGGTCCCCCTGGAACCGGTAAAACTGAAATTGCGAAAATGATCGGTGAGATGTATTCTAAGTTGGGTATTTTGAAACGGAATGTATTCAAAAAGGTGACAAGGAATGATCTAGTAGCCGGGTTTTTAGGTCAAACCGCTATCAAGACTAGGAAGGTTATTGATGAATGCATGGGAGGGGTTTTATTCATCGATGAAGCATACTCGTTGGCATGCGAAGATCATAACGATAGTTTTGCAAAGGAATGTATTGATATACTATGCGAAGCGCTCAGCAATCATAAGGATGATTTAATGGTTATCGTAGCCGGTTATAAAGATGAGATGGAGAAAACATTTTTTCAGGTGAATAAGGGAATGAAGTCGCGCTTTATTTGGCAGTTCGAGACGGAGGAATATAATGCAGATGCATTAACACGTATATTTACTAAAAAAATACAAGAACAGGGGTGGAATGCAGACAGCATTTCGGCGAACTTGCAAAAATGGTTTCATACGAAAATAGAAATGTTCAAATATTACGGCAGAGACGTAGAAGCATTGATCACGTATGTGAAGATTGCGCATGGGCGTAGGGTGTATGGTCAGCCGATCGAGATGCGTAAAAACGTTAATATGGACGATTTGAATTCTGGTTATGATTGTTTTGTTCGAAACAAAGAAACGACCGCACCCAAACAGCCAATTTATGGATTATATGTATGATAACTTTAGGAAAACATGTTTAGAAGAAGCAACCTTCTACACATGATTAGTTGTGTTTTCTGTATTCTTTTCGTAAGAAGATATAATATAATACAAACAATTTACACATAATATTGATATGAGTGAAAAGAAGATATTGGCAATCAATCCAGAATTATTTTCATTTGCAAATAATACAACGCGTAAGAAACGCGAGCCGAAACCAGCCAATCCAATTAAAGTGAAGCCAGCCGTTTCTACGCGGAATAATACGGTGAAAAAGAACACCATTTTGAAAATGATTCGACAACATCAAGAAGACCGTCATCGAAAACAGATCGAGAATGAACCGACGAAATCGGCGGCAGAGGGTCCATTTGATGTAAATACCGAATTAAAAAATGCGCAACTATTTTTTGACCATTTAGCAGAAAAATCAAAGTCTGCAAATGCACCCAAAAATACCACGTTGAAGAATTATACTCAGAGTCGTGTTCAAGGAATGCCCGATATTCCGTTGAATGATATGTCTGCATCGGTTCGACCGACTGCCGGACCCGCTCTGCATATAAACAGCAACGCAGCCGTAGGACAACCCAAATACGGGTGTTTGAAAAACGGAAACTTGCCAACGTATCGGCTATATATGAATCAGACTCGTAAACAGCCGGCCCTAGTGGATCATTCTATCCCCATCATGACGCAACCATTTGATTTTAATGCGAATACACCCCGAGGTAATCCATTGAATGAAAATATATCCCCAAGTATCAAGATTGGAGGAACGAATGCATACATACAACCACGTATAAATAACATTAGTGAAATGGCTACCAACAGTATACGACAAGCCAGTTATCAACAACAATTAAATGCTAAACTACTGCAAGGCGACGAAACCGTTAAAACCGATAAGTATCGAAAACGAAAGCGTAAGAAAATCATTCGGAGAACTTATAAAACGGGTAAGTCGAAGATTATGCCCAAAATATCCGTTTTAGTTTCAAACAAGACTGTTCGTAATAATATAACGGCCAAGACACAATTATTAAAACAGACGCCTATTCCAGAAATCAAGAAATATTTAATTAAACATGGGCTAATACGAATGGGATCAACAACCCCGAATGACGTATTACGTAAAATGTATGAAAGTGCACAAACCATGTGTGGTGAAATTCATAATCATAATCCGGAAAATTTGCTGTATAATTTTTTGAACACATCCGATGAACATTAGTTTTTATCGATTCATGAATTCGAAAAAGATTACAGTTGCGCCGATTGTTATTACGGAGATAACTAATGCGTATGTATTCGAAAAATTGGGTTTATATTTAAGGTTATCAAAATCGTCGGTGAGATCGTATTTATTGTATCGCGAAATTCGATTAGCGTATTGCATAGTTTCGGTATCGATAAAATGTCCATAATCATTATCGTCAATATGAATAGAAACCTTACTAGAAGGCATTGATAAAGTATATATAGATAAAAAACCCATTTTTATATTTGTTTACATGAATATAAAAATAACGCCAGTATGATATTAGACAAATTATGCCATCAAATTACATTACAGATGATTATTTGAGTCGGATGCCGGAAAATAGTATTTATACAGACTATTTTACGTATACAAAACAGTATATCGATATGTATGGTCCGAAAACAGTGGTGCTGATGCAGGTGGGAGCATTCTTTGAAGTATACGGAGTAAAAGATGCGAGCACGTTGGATGTTTTATATAGCGAGATCGTCGAATTTGCGGAAATATGTCAATTAAATATTTCGGAAAAATCGCAACAATTTGCGTCTGGTCAGATTGTGATGGCTGGTTTTCGCGATTTTACCATTGAAAAATATTTGACACGACTCACCGATAGTGGATATACAGTGGTAGTGTATATCCAGGAAAAACGTGGAAAAGAAATTGTCCGCATGCTAGATAAAGTGTATTCTCCCGGAACATATCTAAATTGCGAAACAGATAGTTCTCCGAAAATATCAAACAATATCATGTGTATATGGTTAGAGACGTATAAACCATTGCGGAATAAGATTTCCGCAGGAACGGCTATACGTGATACAATCGTATATGGAGTCTCCGTAGTGAATATTTTTACCGGGGAGACGTCCATGTTTCAGCACGAAACCGCCTATTATTTAAACGTGTCAACATTCGATGAATTAGAGCGGTATATTTCAATATTTACACCGAGCGAAACCATTATTGTCTCGCCATTTGAAAAACAAGAGCTACAAACGATAATGCAGTTTAGTGGACTACAATCCCCATCGATTCATACGTTGGATCTGCGGGACAAATCCAATATTAAGATTCAGAATTGTTGTAATCAAAAATATATTCGAGATATACTGTCGACTTTCTTTGGCGAGGAATCGTATGACGTATGTGCGGAGTTTGGCACAAACATAGTAGCCACACAATCACTGTGTTATTTGTTAAATTTCATTCAAGAACATAATTCGAAATTAGTGCAAAAGATCCTTCTACCGGTGTTTAATAATACGTCAACGCGAATGATATTGGCTAACCATACCCTAGCACAGTTGAACATAATAGGGGATATGTCGTCGCAGCCAGCAGGTAATAAACGGCTGACTTCGGTGTTAGCCTTTTTAAACCGATGTTGCACTCCTATGGGCCGACGTAAGTTTCAATATCAACTAACCAATCCGACATTCAATGAGGAATGGTTAGAAACCGAATATAGAATGATACGTTTATTGCGACAGCATCACTCGTCTAGAATCGATGAATTCCGCAAATTGTTAACCCCGATACGAGATATAGATAAATTATGTCGACAATTAGTCTTACGAAAGATATATCCGTCTTCAATATTCCATTTGTATA